ACCTCATTCCGACGACCATATTGCGGGTCGTCTTTAATGATGACCGAGGCTTTGAGCCGACCGCCCAGAAGCTGGTCTGTGTCGTCAAATATAGCCAGACCAACGGCATCCATCAGTTCGCCCAATTGCCGTTGACCGATAGATTCTGCGGTCGGGTTGGGATTGCGAAAATTGATATTGGACCACAGCACCCGGCCTTGATGCGTTGGCCCAGTGACATCGAGCCGGACGGCTAGATACTGACCTGTCCCCGCCTTTGTGGTTCGCAAATCAATTCCCTGGACAACCACGTCGTAGGTGCCTGCTGGGATAGGCTCAAAAGAGCCGCCACCTTCGTCCTCTGGGATGTCGGACCGGTTGAAACTTTCATTCAAAAACGCCATTGTATCACTCCTTCTCGATGGAAAATGAAGCCCTGCTTGGCTTCGTGGTTACGCATTTCGCAAATCTTTCAGTGATTTCCGAATTTGTGGCCTTCCAGGCCGCAACATTGATCTCCGCCTTCCAACGGAATAGGTGGCTGAGGCTGTCTTCAAGGCCATGCTCTATTGCAATTTCCTGCGCCAAGTCTGGCTGCACCTTGTGACTCATCTTGCCGACTACTTTGATTTTGTGACCGCCGTCGGTGTCGGTGTTGATCGTGCCTTCTGTGTCTTCGGGCATTCCTAAAAGGGACAGCATATGATCTTCAAGTGCTCGCCGCCGCTTGACGAACTCTCGCTCCGCCTCTTTGGCTGCGATCCACTCGGCAGCAGCAGTGTCTAAATCAAGGTTCATTTTAGCCTCCAATCTTCTCAATGATTGCGCCAAGATCCGGCGCTTCCCAGGCGTCTAATTTGCCGGAGCGATCTTTGGCCTGCCAGAGCCCGTCCGATTGGCACATAAGCGCTCGCTGGATGTTGCCGTCGCTGTCTTTTTCAATGCGCATGGCTAGAACCAAATCGAAAAAGTAGGGCAGTGCTTGGCCAGTCTTGCTTCCAGGCATCGAGGGTGAATATAGCAGCCGTCCCGTTTCGTCCTGGCTTTTGTCCAGTTTGGCCGTGAACATAACGTGCATCGGCAGATCTCGGAACAGCCGGATGGCCTCGCTCATCGCCGCTTGCATTTCGCCGTAGGCTTGCCTCGGATCTTTCGCGACGGCCTTTTCGTGCGCTAAACAGACCTCGCCGATTTCGGATATGCTATCCAGAGCAACGCTGTTAAACGCCTTGGCCTCATCGCTGCCGGTCAGCCATTTGTAGGCTTCCCGCAGCGTGTCCATGCCATCGATCTCGATATACGGAAGGTTACTGTCTTTGATTGAAAGCAGCCCAGCCTCGGCGCTTAAAATGACCGGGTTTGGCATGGTCGGGATAAGGCTTGTTTTGCCTGCTCCAGCCGATCCATATGTCAAAGCTTTGACATACATTGCGTGGCGAGATGCGGTAAACATAAGGTTGATAGCCATGTTTGTTTTCCTCTGTTTTTGTTAAGAGAACTGTTTGAAGGTTTCGATATAGTGCTCAGACGCGCCGGTCGCCCAAACCTCGACAGCGCACGAGAGATACAAACTCGCCATGCCCGACCACGAATCGCCTACGGCTGGCGCTGGCAGGTTGCCGTAACAATCCTCAATGAACTCAAGCACATCGTCGCCGTGCTCGGCCATAGTTGCCAATGCCTTATGATAGGTCACTGCTGGCATGTACGCGCCGCTTGCGCAGCCACCGTGCGCTATCGCGCAGACCTGCTGCCAAGAGATATCGCTTTCGATCCATACCGGCACTTGCATGTTATCGGCAACTGGACCCTCATCGTTCCACATAGCCTTCTCGGCTTCGTCATGGATGCTCATTATTTTTTCCTCCGTTTGGCTGGTTGGGAGAGGGGGAAGGCGCTAGCGCGCCTTGTTGATCTCATCGAAAAGGTCTTCTAGCGCCTCAATGTTGCGCTCCGTGTTAGGGATATCATGCGCCGTTAGCAGATAATCGCAGTATAGATATTGCTCTTGTGCGGCGGCGTATTCAGCGGCGTATTCGGCAGTGGCAAGGTCTCGAAGGGTCATGTTCTCAGTTCCTAGTTTCTGGCGGTCGGTCAATTCCGTTTGCCTATGAAAATTACATTAAGGGTTTACATACGGTCTGTAAACCCCTAAAAAACAAAAAATGCAAACAGGAGGAAAAAAATGACTACTGATTTACCAGACGACAATCCTAAGACGATCTACGGCATCCAGAAGCCAAGCCTCGGCCTGATCCCGCTTGCCGCTCTTGAGGCCGCTGCCGGCGCGCACCAGCTAGGGTCCGACAAGTACGGGGCCTGGAACTGGCGCGAGAGGCAGGTGGCCGCGTCGGTCTATATCCACGCCATGCTGCGCCACATAAAGCAATGGCAGGAGATCGAGGATCTTGACCCGGAAAGCGGTGTCTCGCATCTTGGTCACGTGATAGCGTGCTGCGGGATCCTGTTGGATGCCCAGCGGCACGGCCAACTCGTAGATGACAGGGTGGGAATGAAAAATGGCGAAAATTGAGGGCGGCTTCCGTTTAACGACACACCGGCATATAGATCCGCCGGAAATCCAACTGGCCGAGGCCATGCGAGCGGCTGGCATTGATCCGCCGCCTAATATCGTGATCGACGGAAACCTGCATCGTTTTAGCACCAAAGGCCGGAGCCGCGACAATAGCGGTTGGTACGTGGCATTCCCAGACGAACCCGTGGCTGGGCGATTTGGCTGCTGGCGGGATCAGATCGACGTGGTGTTCCGCGCCGATGTCGGTCGGGAACTATCAGCCGTCGAGCAAATGGCCATTGTCAGACGGCAATCCGAGGCCAAGGCCAGACGTGATGAGGAGCGCATGCGCAAGGCTGAGGTGGCCGCCGAGACTGTCGCAGATATTTGGGCGAATGCCATCGCCGCGAGCCCCGATCATCCGTATCTAAAGAAAAAATTTATACAAGCGCACGGTGTTCGGGCCACTGGCGATGGCCGTCTGATTGTGCCGCTCTTTGATGTCGCTGGCAATCTCTCCAGCCTGCAATACATCGGTGATGAAAAGCGCTATCATCCCGGCGCCGTCACGCGCGGGTGTTCTTGGACGCTTGGAGACCTAGATGGCGGCACGATATTTGTGGCCGAAGGCTTTGCGACAGCCGCAACAATCCGGGAGGTAAGCAACCGCCCGGTCGTCATCGCCTATAGCGCCAACAATTTGCCGGAGGTGGTCCGCCAGCTACGCGAACGGCACGGCGCGCAGCAGGATATTGTTATCGTTGCCGATAATGATGCCAGTGGCGTTGGGCGGAACAAGGCCGATGAAGCTGCCGCCAAGCACGGCGCGAGGATTGTTATGCCGCCCGATCTGGGAGATGCGAACGATTACCATCTGGCCGGCAAGGATTTGCACAGCCTGCTATTCCCGCCTGCTGATGACTGGCTAGTGCCTGCTGACGATTTCTCAAAACAGCCCGCGCCGATCAAATGGCTGGTAAAACGCTGGATCCAGAGCGATGCGCTCATAATGATCCACGGCCCATCGGGCGGCGGCAAAACATTCCTGGTCCTGGACATGGTGCTGTCGATCGCCAGCAAAGGCGCGATTGCAGAATGGCATGGCCATAAGGTCAGATCAGGTCCGGTGATCTATCTGGCCGGCGAAGGACACCACGGCCTGCGTGGCCGCGTCGCCGCCTGGAAGCAACGCCGCGACGTGCGCAGTCTCGACATGTGGCTATCGAGGCACGGCCTGGATCTTAACACTGCTGCCGGTTATCAAAAGACTGCCGACGCCATCCGGGCATTGTCCGTCACGCCAGCCGTGATCGTAGTGGACACGCTGCACCGGCATTTGCTTGGAGACGAGAACTCAGCCACCGATGCCAAAACTATGCTGGATGCCTGCGGCGCGCTCATCCAGGAGTTTAGCTGCACCGTCATATTGGTGCATCACACTGGCGTCTCAGCCGAGGCCCAGCACCGGGCGCGTGGATCGAGCGCATGGAAAGGCGCACTCGATATCGAGATCAGCGTCGTGCCGGGTGACGTCATCGAGGTGGTGCAGCGTAAATCAAAAGATGCAGAACTTGCCGATCC